ATGTTGCCATCATGTAAAGTGCTTTGTCGTGATGAGTATGCTGAACCCATATTATTATCTCCTTCCTGATGGCCTATAGTTTATGTATATGCCGTTAATTGTGTAAGGTGTAAGTGCGTCCTGACTGTCTATTCTAAACGATGCCGAGTAACAGCTCCCCTGTAAATTTACTCTTAGTAGTGGGTTATCCGCAGCTCCGAATATAGAATCATTAAATTCTGCTGAATCAAAATTAGAAGCCGCATGAACCTCTGGTAAGAGTTCTTCTGTGGGGCTTTCCACTAGTGTATCTTCAAAATCAAATAAAGGTGTAAGCGTAGGCTGCGAGTAACCTGTAGATAGTTTATCGGGAGTTACTGATAGCTTAGCGTAATACAAAGTTTTTCGAGTTCCCATGTCTCCAAAATCTAAATACGGTGTTTGATATTTGGCTATTACATTAAACGCTGTACCCGTGTCCGTGAATGTGTTGCCTGTATCGTGAGTGTATATGTATCCGTCATTATCACCATGTACTACTTTTTCTACGCCATTATATCCAAATCCACTTGCGGTTGCCACAGCTTCAATACCTTTTAGCTCTGCCCACTCATAGCCTTGACCTGTAAATGTGCCTATTATTCCTTTTGATTTACTGACAGGGAAATTAGGATTATTGTAAAATAATCTGTACTGTGATTTACCACGTAAAACTATGCTTGAAATAGTGTAATTGTTTATGTTTGCAGTTATATTGTCTGCTATAATTTTTTGTATATTCCTACTTACGGACGATAGCTCAACATCTCCTAACCTTTCTGTACCTGCGACAGTACGTATACCGTCTGGACTTAAGAATACTAAGTCACCACCAATCTCTTGAATACTAAACTGGTCTAAACAGCCTACGTTTTTAGTGATGGGCACTACTGCAATACTATTAACATCGTTTATATTTACAAGCTTATGTATGCTGTTCTGACAGAATATGATACAGTCGTTACGGAAACTTCGTAGCCCTATGATTCTATCGGGTACTGCAATAGAGCCTGAGCCTGTCCCTGTGAAAGATGAGGGGTCGTTTACTGCGCTGTAGTATACTGTATTCGGAGCTTCGGCTGTGCCTCCAACTACCAAATGATTTTCATGTACTGCACAAGCTGTAGGGCATTCAGAGCCGTTTACTGTTATTTCTTCTGCAAAAAATGTACGTGTATCTAAGTCTCCTGTTCCTGTCATTTTAAACAGGAATGGCTTGTTGCTTGGGTCGCACATGATTAATTGCCCATAGTCGTTAGCTCCTTCATATATTACAGAAGCTACTCGACCTTGAGAACCACGTGCGTCTTCAGAACGACCAGTAAAAGTAGTATGATTATCACCGCTTGCAGATACACTAGCTCGGTTAATTTTAACCCAATCATCGTCTGCTGAGCCAAAATAGATGCTAGTGCTCTTAGCCGCTACGATGCCATCTGCATATACAGCTAAACCTAATATAGGCGTTGTAGATGCTTCGGGCTTAGTAGCTCGAAAATTAGAATAGCCGTTTATGCGTCTATAGCCACCATCGGGGTCTACTTCAAAGTTTATTAACTCTGTAGCAATTCCCGGCTGCTTAAGCATTTCTATTTCGCTTATGTTGGTGTTTAGTCCACCTCTACACGAAAAACCAAAGGGCTGTGAAGTCATTAAATAATTCTCACTCTATCGTCACGTATATAGAAAGGAGCAGGCTCAATAAGATTAGAGCGCATACTCCGTAAACCTCTTTTATAATCATCAGCGGCAAAGGTAGCTGCTTGAGGATTATCTTTAAACTGGTGAATGTAGTATCTTGCACGAGCTAATAATACTGTTGAGTACATTTCTGGAAATACTATCTCATCGCCATGAGCGGATAGTTTTGTGGGGAGATTCCAAGCATAGAACCACACCCTATAAATTTTGTCGGGGATTGGACTAAGACCAAACTTACGTGCGTCTGGACTCCGTATAATTCGACTTGGTGTTCCCCAAGTTTGAGCGTCTGCGTCATCTGCATTTTCTGAAACTCTGTTGAATCTTTTCCAATCTTCAGTAGTTGTGTAGTTTAGATTTTTGTTTGTATAAGGTGTTGACTCACCTGCTACACCTACTGTTGTTAAATAAAAGTTGTCCCAATCTACTGAACCGTAATCCTCAGTAATAGAAGCACTTAAAGGATTTAATTCGTAGAACCTTTGACCTGCAACTGTTTCAACATACGTATTGCCGTACATTGGGTCTGTAGTGCCACTTTCGGCTACAGCCAAGAAAGGCCACTGTGGTTCTTGATTAATGATGTCAAAATAGGCTTTATTGAGAGAATCTTTAACGTGCTGCTGAATACCAACGGCACTGGCAAAATTAGCTGATGTCAGAGGTATCTCATTAAGCTCTCTGAGAAGTTCGTTAGTTAAGTCTAAGTATGTCGTTGCCATAGGTTATTTAGCCTTTAAATTTGTTAAAGATTGGGGGCTTTTTACGGCCCCCGCACTTATTTAGTTACAACTTATGTTGCTGTGTTGAAGTATGCGCCTACTAGTGCTTCAGGTCGTAGAACCTTAACACCGTAAACATGCAAACCACGACAAATATCACCGAAGCTGTCTGGGTCACGGATGACCTCTGTGCTAGTGATAGCCTGTGCAGTACATACCGCAGATATGTGGCCTCCTAAGATAAGGCCGTCAGCGTTAGCAACAAGTCCAGTCATGTTGTTAGACTTGTACATGCTAAAGCCACGCAACTTACCAGAGGTTACTAGGCCGTTACGGATAGAGCCTTGACCTGAGTTGTAGTCTACTGACAAGAGCTTAGAGTCAGACTGCGACAACTCTTCGTAGAATGCTGGAGAAGCTACAACCCAACGACCTTCTTCTGGTACGTCTGCATCGTCAAGTGTACGAGCCAGACGAGCCAACAAGTCTAGTGGGTCTGTTTTGGCGTGGTGGAAGCCTACAGCACTAGTACCATCTAATAGTCCATCACCTACAGAAGTAGTAGTATCTGCACCGAAAACATTATCGGCAGCAAGGTTTGCTTCCATGTGGGCAAGTACACCTGCATCGAATGCGTCACGAAGAGCATACGCTGCTGATGAAGCTGCAACTTCTTTAAAGTTCACATGAGACATTTGAGTTTCAATGTCATCAACTACGAATTTAAAGGCGTTAGCTGTGTCAACTACTAGAGATACTTCAGTATCGGTTAGTTTAGTTTCAGTAACGTCAGCGCCACGCTCATACTGGTAAACAGTAATGGTTGGTTCTTTAATTACTTTAACTGAATCACCGAATGCTGAGATTTCACCTGCGTAATCAGTGTTGGTAATAGCTTCTGCTACCGATGCTTTACGGAAGAAGTTGAGAACTTTCTTCGAGTAAATCGCAGGCATAAAGTTAGTGCCAGTGCCAAAGTTGTTGTTGGTTGTGGTTGTTTGTTTAAAATGTTGGTCTGATACGTTATAAGCCATGATTATTTTTCCTTTTATTTAAAGACAATTATTATTAACCGACTACTCTACCTTCTGTTAGGGCTAAATCAATTTCTTGTTCATACCTATCGTAGTCTTCCATTGATAAAGCAGCGATTTCCCGTTGTGTCCATATTTTTGGTTCACCTGCATCAATGGTTTTTGTTTTTGTTGAAACCATGTCTGCCGCTGAACCTCTGGACGAAGGTTGCGATTTTCCTGACTTATTTCCAGACTGAACTCCAGAACCTGTTTCAGCTTTAAAAAGGTCGATAGCTTTGATTGCTAAGCCTACGTTATTGGGGTTATTGTAAACCCAATCTTGGATAGCATCTGGCTGACTCTTTGCCCAAGCGTGAAACTCTTCACTTGCTCGAATATCTCCGAAGTCTGGGTGTGCGTCACGAAGCGATTCTTCCGCCTCTTTACGTGCCACCTTCTTTTCTCGATTATCGAGCGTTGGGCTTGAGGTACTTACAGCCTGTTGCGGTTCTTCTACGGCATACTCGCTTTGAGCTTCTACTTTGTCCTCGTGTGCTACAGTCTGTTGTACCTGCTGTGTCATACGAGCTTCAGCTACTAGCTCTTCTTCTTTCTGCTTGAACTCATTTATCTTCGTATCGTAATGCTTCTTTAAATCATCGTATCTTTTTTTATAGTCTGTAGATTCTGCTTCGTCAGAAGGGGTCTTTCGAGTGGCCTTCTTCTTAGCTTTCTTGCTATGTTTCTTTTCGTAGTAAACTCCATCAGCACTTTCAAACGGTTCTTCATCTTCAATATCATAACCTTTATTCATGTTATATGGGTTTGCTACTGGTTCTTCTGGTGTTTCAGATAAGTTAGTCATATCGCTCTCCTTTTGGGGCTTGAGTCTTTACAAGGTAGCTGAGAATGTTAGCTAGACATTTCAGGGCTTGTTACTGCAAGGTGGCCTCTAGGTTTAAATTAAAATAAGGGGTTCTTACGAAGTAGCCTTATTGCTTAGTTGACACTGGGCATTGCATTAGATGAAAGCATCTGATTATATACAGGATTGCTTTCTTTCTCTAATATTCCGCCCTCTGCCTTTTTGGTTGCAGTATTGTCAAAGGCTTGTTCAGCTTCATCCATCATAACTTGAAGCTTCTCTTTACCTATGTGGTCTACTGCTTTCTTGGTGAAAACAAATTCACCCTCCGACAACCTTGCGGGTATCGAATCTGATGTGCCTGTACCGATGCCGTCTGCTTCGACAGCTCCGCTACCTGCGAATTCTCCTGCAACAGCCATGACTTTATCAAAGATGTTGCCTAGCTTCTCATTTCCTTCGAGAGCCATAATTAAAATTTCTTGTTCTTCTTCAGACAAAGCCTTGTCTATAACGTGCTCAGCATATTCCTCTTCCATGACGGCATCTGGCTTCTGCGAGGCTTTTACTTTAGCTTTTTCGGAATCTGGTATGTTGTCGTAAGTATCAACCAATTCCCCGCCTTCATTCTTAGGTGTGCGCTCTTCTGCAAAAGCAGTTAGCTTTTTAAAATCTTCGGGAGCTAATAGCGGAGACTTTTCTTCTTCCATTTGTGTACGGTGTAGGTCTGTAATAAACTCAGCTATAGATTGCTTATCTTTTACGACTGTAGAGTCTGAAACCTCAACTAAAGATTCTTTTACAAATTGTTTGTTAAGTTTTTTGTTTCCGCCTGCAAACTTTAAATCGTTTATAAGTTGATTAGCGTCACTTATGTTTTCTTGAACGATTTTTTCTGGAGTTGTGTTTGGCGCAGCCTTAACTTTAGCTACCGCTTCTGCCATTTCGCCTTCTTCTTTCGCTACTACAGGTTCAGGCTTACGAGCAG